TGACTTCTATGAGAGGACGTGCAGGTCAAGTTCTTGGGCAAGGATTCTCTGGAAGTAAAGTACAACTTGGTGTCAAGATGTCAAAAGCAACTAAGAAGACTGGTTGCCTTAACTTAAAAACATTAATCGAAGATCAAAAGATTTCATTCGTTGATTATGAAATCATCAGAGAGTTGACAACGTTTATTCAAAAGGGTGCGTCATTTGAAGCAGAAGAAGGATGTAACGATGACCTAGTAATGTGTCTTGTAATGTATGCTTGGTTGATTCTACAAGAATACTTTAAAGAGATTACAGATCAAGATATTAGAAAGAGATTCTACGATGAACAAAAGAATCAAGTGGAACAGGACATGGCACCATTTGGATTCATTGTTGACGGTGTAAATGACGAAGCATCATTCGTTGATAATCAAGGTGATCGTTGGCACACTGATGAGTATGGTGACATGTCATACATGTGGGACTATAACTTGTAATGGACTTAGAAGATAGTTTCCAGGTAGAACATTTATATCTTGCAGAAAGAAAGTGTAGAAGTTGTGGCAAGACTAAAAACTTAATTGATGGATTCTATAGAATAAGAAAGAACAAATATCAACCATCAGCGTATTCTTATGAGTGTAAAGAATGCACTATTGATAGGATAAAGAAAACTAGAAAGAAACCAAAAAAGGTTTTAGATTGGGAATATCCAGACTGGTAGACTGTTCATGCACGGTTTTATCACTTGAAAGGGGTGCTTTTTATAAATATTTTTTAGAGAAATACCACTGAGACCAGGAGAAAAACGAATGGCTACTCCTCAATTATCTCCAGGCGTCCTCGTCAGAGAAGTTGACTTAACCGTAGGTAGACAGGATAACGTTCTACTAAATGTCGGAGCAATTGCTGCACCCTTTTCCAGAGGGCCTGTAGAGGAGGTTGTTGACATTTCCAACGAGCAAGAACTTCTTAATACCTTTGGACGCCCTAAAGCGGAGAATTTGCACTACGAGTACTGGATGAGTGCTGCAAGTTACCTATCTTATGGCGGCACTGCAAAGGTTGTTCGCGTAGATGGAACCAATCTAAAGAACGCTGCAGTAGGATTCGCAGTAACTACTCAAGACGTTAAGATCAAAAATTACGACGATTACCTGTCTAACTATGACGGTGATAGCGTCAACTGGGCATTCGCTGCAAAGAATCCCGGAGAGCACGGAAACTCACTACAAGTTTGCGTCATCGATGATGGTGGAGACCAAATCCTAAGAATTGATGAGACCAAGTTTGCAAATGTTTCTGTTGCAACTACCTCATTAGTTGGATACGGAATCACCGCAACTCTAACTAATGTACCTATTGTTGGTAACGGAACTACCAGTAACTTCAATGGATATCTAAAGGGTATCATTACTGGAATCGTAACTACTTCAAATGCAGATAGTAGATCTGAACTTGAAGTTAAGATTGTATCTAGAGTAGATACTACTGGAACCGAAACCTTCGTCGATTATGCAGAAGGTGATTCAGCGGCATCTATTGATGCAGCAGATAAAATTTATTTTTATGATGATGGTGGACAACTTCAGTCTCCTGAGAATGCTCTAACTGGTATTAGCACTGTTGGATTCTCAACCATTCTTTCAGAAGCAAACCAAACTTACAACGGTGTAACTGGAACTGCAACTGACGGAACTGGAGCAACCTTCAACGTCTTCAGAAATAGCGTTGGTGGAATTTCAACCGTTACCGTTGCAGGTGGTGGTCGTTATTACAAGGATGGTGAGACTATCACCATTTCTCACGTATCTATCGGTGGTACTGTAACAGGTGATGACCTAACCCTAACTGCTTCTTCAGTAGATGAAACCATCACAGTAAATACTATCTCTGATTGGTATGGTGAGCAGACCTTAGGTCTAACTGGAAGCACTGTTTACTGGAAATCACTAGCACCAAAACCAGGAACTACTACTTTCGCAAATGAAAGAAGTGGTCTTAATGATGAGATTCACGTTGCAGTTGTTGATGCTAAAGGTGATGTCTCTGGAATTCAGAATGAAATTCTAGAAACCCATCTTGGACTCTCCAAGGCAACTGATGCACTTTCTGCAGTTAACGCACCTACTTCAATCTACTGGAAAGATTATCTTGCAGACAATTCTGCATATATCTTCAGTGGTGCTAACCTATCTACCGGCGTAGATGGAATCAATGGAACTAGACCTCTAGCATTCGCTTTGATACTACTCAGGCGAATGGATTTGTCCCAAGAACTACTGCACAAGGACTTTGGGATACCAATGCACAATCCTCCATCTACAGTTCTCTTGGTAGAGTAACTTATACCTTAGTTGGTGGTCAAGATTATCAGGCAAGTGGTGGAATGACCGCAAGTTTGGGTGATCTTAATACTGGATATGATCTTCTCAACAATACTGAAGAGCATAAGGTAGACTTCCTAATCATGGGTCCTGGACTTGCAACTCAACTAGAGTCTCAAGCAAAGGCAAACAAACTAATCTCTATCGCTAATGCGAGAAAAGATTGTGTCGCAGTTATTTCCCCACATAGAGGAAACGTCGTTGACGTAACTAACTCCGATACACAAGTTTCAAATATCGTTAAGTTCTTCGCCCCACTTTCTTCATCATCTTACGCTGTATTTGACAGTGGTTATAAGTATACATTTGATAGATTCAATAACAAGTTTTGTATACGTTCCCTGTAACGCAGACGTTGCTGGTTTGATGGCAAGAACTGAAGTAACTGCTTTCCCCTGGTTCTCACCTGCAGGTGAACAAAGAGGTGTTATTAACAATGCAATCAAACTTGCATATAATCCAAGTAAGGATCAGAGAGATCAATTCTATCCACAAAGAATTAACTCTTATATCACAAAACCAGGTGTCGGAACATTTCTCTTTGGTGATAAGACTGGTCTCGGATTTGCTTCTGCATTCGACAGAATCAACGTTCGTCGCTTGTTCCTTACCATTGAGCAAGCACTTGAGAGTGCTGCTGAAGCACAACTCTTTGAACTGAATGATGATTTGACAAGAGCAAACTTCAGAAACATTGTTGAACCATTCTTCAGAGATGTTGAAGCAAAGAGAGGTCTCTACGGATTCTCTGTTATTTGCGATACCACCAACAACACTCCAGATGTTATTGATAATAATGAGTTCAGAGCAGACATCTTCCTGAAGCCTGCTAAGTCCATCAACTATGTCACCCTTACTTTCGTTGCTACCAGAACTGGCGTCAGTTTTGAGGAAGTAGCAGGTAGAGTTTGATCAGGTTTATCTAAATAACAAAAGGAGGATTAAAAAATGGCCCAGTACAACACAATCGCTGATATCAGGAAGTCTCTTAATGGGGGCGGCGCACGCCCCAATCTATTTGAGGTTGACATTCCTGAGAACAGTCTCTTCAAGTATGTCGGAAGTGACTCCCAGTTAGATTCAAGAGTTCTTGTAAAAGCAGCTCAACTTCCTGCATCGAACGTTGCTTCAATCGACGTTCCCTTCAGAGGAAGAATCATGAAGGTTGCTGGTGATCGTACTTTCGACACCTGGACAGTTACTGTTCTTAATGATGCTGATTTCCAAATCAGAACATCTATGGAACAGTGGATGAACGGTATCAGCAGACTAACAAATGGATCTGGTGAAGTTGATCCATCAATGTATACTGCAGATGCTCTAGTCAAGCAACTTGACAGAAATGGTGATACTTTGAGACTTTACAATTTTGTTGGATTATTCCCAACAATGTCTCAGAGATTGCACTCTCAATGGACACAACTGATTCTGTTGAAGAGTTCACCGTTGAATTCCAAGTTCAGTGGTGGGAAGCTCTCAAGGGAGTAGGCGCTAATGCAGGCGGTGAAGACATCAACTAAATAGAAGAAGGAAAAGACTAATTTAACTTATTATGGCCAAACTTTTTGGTTTTTCAATTGATGATTCAGATAATAAACCAGACTCAGTAGTCTCCCCCGTTCCTCCTAATAATGAGGACGGGGGCAGATTATTTTATTCAGTCTGGTTTTTATGGTCAATACGTAGATATTGAAGGTGT